GACAGTGGGGGTGGAGAAGAAGAAACACCTGAAAAGTTTGGTGGGTTATCTAATTTGGCAAATTCATCAGTAGGTACTGGAATTGATCCGTCAAATTCACTTGCACAGGCCGCATCTACTGCCGGGGCAGTTGGTCAGGCGGGTTTAAATATGGCAGAGACAGCTGGTAAAGCATATGTTGACCAACAATTAGCAGGTCCTATGATGGCTGCACAACTAGGTGGTGCGGCTATGGACGCAGCGGGTGGAATCTCAGGTGGTGGGGGTGTAGGAGGAGGTTCTGGTGTAACAAGTGGCAACACCGGAGCAACCGGACCAGGAGCAGCCGCACAGAAAGCATCACAGGGAGATTGGTCGGGTTCTATTGGAGCAAGTATGGGGACTGCAATTGGAACAGAGGACGGACAAAAAGTAGGAAACCGACTCGGTAACATGGGAATTGAAGATGCATCAAAGTTGGTAAATGTAAAAGGTGTTTCGTCTGGAACCGGATCATCTGCACTGGTTGGTGGAAGTGTTGGTGCTTCCGGTGCTATCGGGTCTGGTGGTGTTTCACACCCAATTGGCACGAATAAAGGAAAAAGTAATTTCATAAAAGGTGTTGGTCTTGGTAACTTTTCACTCAATTCAACATATGAACAAGGAATAATTGGAGCAGTGAAAACTGCAAATAAAGTCGGAAAGTCAACATTACTTAAAAAAACGAAAGCAGGAAGGGCATTGTCAGCTGCTTCGTCTCTTGGGATTGGAATACCGGGTGCCAATGATCTTGGAATTAACTCGGGTGATAGTGCAATGTTTAAAATATTTAAACTTGCTTCGTTTGGTGTTAAGTCAATATGTGCTGGTTTAAAAAATAAAAAAGGATATGGTTCTGATACCGAAGAGTCTTTGGGGTGGTTGTTATCGTTTGGAATAAATCTAGAACTACTTGCAATTTTAATGGCAATATTTGATCGTCTTAGAAATCTTAAATTTAATTTTGGTGCAATGTTTTCATTTGATCTTAATAGTCTTAAATTCGATTTGTGTGATTGGGTAAATCAAGTTGAGTTTGGAAATTCACTGACAGATACACTTAAAGGTGAGACGGGTAAATTTCTTGGTGGGGCAACCTCGGGTGCAGGTTTAATGGGTGGGGTTGGTGGTGGACTTTTAGGTGGTCTAACCGGAGATGCTTCCAATAAAGATAAGACGGCTGCACTTGGAATGGATTTGCAATCAAAAGGAACACTTGGTGCTTTTACCAAAAGAGATCCCGACTTTGCTCAACAATTTCAACTTATTACTGACGAAGAAAAGGCACAACTCAAAGCAGCCGGGTCTAGTTTTGGTTCAATGGGGTTGTCGTTAAAAAAAGGAAACAACCAAGTTGCCACTATGGGATTTGATCCGATTACTGGTCTTTTTAGAAATAAACAAGCAGGACCTGGAAGCATACTGAGTGCAAGTGTAGACCCAGGTGCAGCCAGTTCGTCAAAAATAGCAAGCAATCTTGGTGCAATAAGTTATATGTCCGGAACCGGTGGAATTCAATATGGAGCATCTGTTGATGAGATTAACACAGGAAATGCTACAAAAGAAATTAAAGACCCACTCGGTGAGAAAAACCAGCAAACTTCACAACCTCAACAACAAACTCCACAACCTACTTCTCAGACAACAACACCAAATAACCAAACAACACAACCAGCATCAACGGATCAGAGTTCGCAACCATCTGCTCCCCAAAGCAATCAACAAGCAGGTGGTGGTGGCCAAAGTCCACAATCGTCTAGTGGAACATCTTCGACACCTAATACACAACTTGCATCCGATCCAAACACCCAATCATCACCCAACGCATCGACCACCACATCACCATCTGCGAGTAATGGAGTGACGGCTGCTCCACAAAATCCAAGTTCTGTAACATCATTTCACACGGGTGATGAAATAACAAAAGCAGATTTAGCAGGAACTCCTTTGCAGAATGCAGATTTAAATGCCGTATCTTTATTGCATCCCAATGACCTTGCGGTATTAAAAGACTCAAAAGCAGTTAATGACTCACTAAAACAAGCACAGGAAGCAAAAGATCAGACATTTAACTCAGAAATGGAAAAATCTGAAAAGCAAGCAAAAGAAGAGGGTGGTGGGAATTTAATTTTCGGTCAACCTATCGGTGAACTTACTGGTAATCAAATCATATTAAACTCAGAACGAATATTGTTGTCATCAAAAAGTGCAGAAATGGTACAATATGCAAAGGGTAAGTATGCAGTTGCAACCGATGGGGAATTAACAATGAATGCAGTGCAGAGAATTGTAACAGTTACTGCTGTACATACATCTGTTGTTTCCCCAACTATTCACTTGGGAGAATATTATACATTTAACCATCCAGTTTTAAAGGGTGATATTGCAGTCAATTGGTTGAGTTCATTGTGTGGTTGGTTAAGCTCACACACTCACCACGACCCATATATTTCAACGAGTAGTCCGGCTCAACAAGGACAATTGTCTGGATTAAGAGCAAGATTGCCAACATTATTAAGTACACGTGTATTTATAGCTGGATAAAATATATATTGATATATTTATTTATAATTATTATGAAGAAGACAGAACTAAAAAACCTAATAAAAGAAGCAGTTCGTGAAGAACTAAGAAGTTACTTACCAAAACTAATCAGTGAACTGAGAACAAAACAAACGAACGAAAAACCTACGGATATTGTAGAAGAAACAAAAAAGTCATTGTTAAAGGTAAGAAATACAGAAACTAAACCTCTAAAGAGTTTTTCTAAAAATCCTGCGATTAATCAAATACTAAATGAAACAGTCGGAGGTGTGCCACAAGAAGGTTCTATGGTTTCAGGTGGACAGACATCGTTTTCCGATACCAACGGAAATCAAGTAGATGTAAATACATTACCTGACCACTTATCCTCCGCATTGACAAGAAATTATTCGGACATAATGAAACTTGTTGATAAAAAACGAGGAAAGATTACATGAGTGGAGTTGGGCTAGGAATAAAAATTCCGTATACACGGGATAATCAGTTTGGTTACTTTGCACAGGTCGAGACCGACCTTGAAAAAGCAAGAACTAATCTAAAAATGTTATTAATGACATCAAAGGGAGAACGACCCATGATGCCCACATACGGAAGTGACTTAAAAAAGATTTTGTTTTCGCAAAATACGGAAGGTGCGGTTGATCTTGAGTTTGAAGATGCAGTCATATCAGCAACAAGTACATGGATGCCTTCGGTTATTATATCTAATGTAAGTGTTGACCGAGACCCAATTAATAATCCATATCAAGCAACAATAATAATACAATTTGAACTATCAAACATTCCAGACTCGGAACAAACACTTGACCTACAACTTGAGATTTAATTATGGCAACTGACATGGACATTTTTGGCAACACAAAGGGTAAAGACATAAATTACCTTAGTAGAGATTTTAATTCATTTAAGACAAATTTGGTTCAATATATAAAATCATACTATCCAGGTTCATATTCAGATTTTAGTGAAAACTCAACGGGTATGATGTTCGTAGAACTCACGGCTTATGTGGGTGATGTTCTTTCTTATTATATAGACTATCAATTTAAAGAGGGTTTTCTTCAATTTGCATCTGAACGAAAAAATATAATGACACTTGCAAATTATTTGGGATACAGACCCAAACCGGCAGTACCTGCATCTACTAATGTAGAGATTATGCATATCGTACCAGCAAGGTTGGATAACAAGGGAAAAAATATACCAGATATGAGGTATTCTTTGAATATTGAACCAGGAATGGAGGTACGTTCAAATGATAATGCAGATGTTGTTTTTAGAACTACACAGGCCATATCCTTTGCAGAAAATAGTCCTGATTCACCACTGACAATTAAAGTCTTTGAAAGAGATACCTCGGGACAACCAGTTTATTATTTGCTTAAAAAAATAGCACACGTATCAAGTGGAACACTCATACGAAAGAAAATTCAAGTGGGAGAGGCATCACCTTTTTATGAGGTTGAACTTGGAGAAGAAAATGTGCTTGAAATTCTATCAGTAACGGATTCAGACGGAAACGCATATTACCAAGTTCCTTATTTAGCCCAAAGTACTGTGTTAATTGAAGAACCTAATAATGAAAGAAATAGTCCACTTTACTCTAGGTATGCAACCAGTGTACCTTATATACTAAAATATATAAAAACATCTCGTAGATATGTGGTACATACAAATACCGACAATTCAACTACATTGGAATTCGGAAAGGGTGACGATAAAATTGATGATGAAATTATAATTCCAAGAATGAGTAATGTAGGACGCACGATGAATGAAAACAGATCGGTAATGGATATGGGATATGATCCAAGTAATTTCTTAAAAACGGATTCTTACGGAGAAGCACCTGCAAATACAGAACTTACGATTGACTATTATATTGGTGGTGGAACTACTTCTAATGTTGCAAGTAATACATTAAACACAATAAGTCTTGTAAAATACACAGAAACAAGTGAATACTTAAATCAAAGTGAACGTTCGGTTTTAGAGGGAATAAAGAATAGTCTTAAAGTAAACAATCCAAATCCCGCACGTGGTGGTAAGGGAAGTGAGAGTGATGAAGAAATACGACTCAAAGGGTTGTCATCATTTCCAGCACAATTACGAGCAGTAACCCGTGATGACTATGTTGTAAGGGCATATTCAATGCCATCTAAATTTGGAAGTGTGGCAAAAGCATTTGTGACAAAAGATGGAATATTGGATACAAACTCACAACTTGATGTTATAAAAAATAATGAAACAGAAAACGATGTAACTCCTGAATCAATCAATAGAGTTTATGGGGAAATCAATAATCCATTTGCAATAAATATGTATATATTAAGTTACGATGCGGATAAAAAATTAACAGAACCAAATGACTTAGTATTTAAAAACCTAACAAGTTATATATCACAATACAGAATGTTGACAGATGGAATAAACATTACAAACGCATTTGTAATTAATATTGGTATATATTTTGAAATTTCTGTTTTGCATAATTTTAACCAAAAAGAAGTATTAGATACCTGTCTGATTGAATTAACCGATTACTTTGAAGTAGACAATTGGCAAATATCACAACCAATTGAATTAAGTAGTATAGAAATAATGATTTCAAAAATCAATGGAGTGCGTACGGTTGGTAGTCTGAGGGTGGTTAACTTAACATCAAACGAAGGAAACTATTCAGCAAATGAATACGACATTGAGGCCGCAACAATAAATAAGATTTTATACCCATCGATGGACCCATCCATATTTGAAGTCAAATTTCCAAGCAGAGATATTGTAGGGAGGGTGGTGTCGTGAATTTATTTTATTATCCAAAAAAAGACTCAACAATTTATAGTCAAAGTTCTATACGTGAACTGAACTTCGGAAAGTCAGAGATTTTAGAATTAAGAAATGACTGGTCAATGGGACGTGGGTCAGATATTTCACGCATTCTATTACAATTCGATATTCCATTTTCTTTGCAAAATTATACCAATTTTAAGAATTTAAGATTTTATTTAAAACTCAACATTACTCAGTCCGAAGAACTGACGGATGACACAAACATTTGTATCCATCCTGTATCGGATGAATGGCAAAGTGGAACTGGAATAGGGTTTGACGCAGATCCAGAATATCATGCGGTAAATTGGTTGTTTAAAACCGACTCTAATCTATGGAATACAGAAAACCAAGGTGGTGGTAGTTATTACACTCACATTAAAAGATGCGAAGCTGATAAAAGACCTTTAGTGTCAATATATAAATTTGAAAACAAAACATCCGACGTAGAGGTGGACGTAACTGACATAGTAAAATGTTGGATTCTCGGTGACATTAAAAACAATGGTTTTTTAGTCAAATTTGAAAGTGAGGGACGAAGTGAAAGAAGTCAGTCAATAAAATTTTATTCAAGTAATACAAATACAATATACTCACCGATACTAAAGGCCTGTTATGTTGATTATGTTAGTGTTGAAACCACAGACACAGCAATCGGATCAGGAAGTTTATCCGGATCATTAAGTTCATTTGAATTTAACATTCCAACATCATCTAGTTTAGAATTATATGAAGAAGATGTAGATGAAAACGTAGTAATTGGAACGTGTGAACAATTTGTAGAAGAACCCACACTAATAAAAAAACCAGAACCATCTGTATCGGGTGATATTACGGCAAAAATAAAAACAATAAGAAAAAAATATTTTAATAATGAACAAGTTAAGTTTAATGTCTCGGTTAGAAATAAAAACCCAATTAAAACATTTTCAAACAAAGCAAGGTATGGTGGAGATAGCATAACTGATTATGATATGTTTTATAGTGTACGAGATGCAGAAACTCATGAAATAATAATTGATTATACCGACTTTTCACGGATAAGTAACTCAACAGATGGTCATTTTTTCATATTAGATTTAAGTGGTTTGCATATAGGAAGGTACTATAAGATAATGCTTATGGTCACAGGTGAGAATGGAACTGAAGTGTTTGATGATACACGTGTATTTGAGATAGGAAGTTAAGCATGAAAAAACTACCAGAGTATCTCAAAGAAGAAAAATTTAATCAAAGAAATCTTCAAACATTATTAACTGAAGGAAACTTGGAAAACAAGATTGACACTTTTAACACTATATCCTTTTCAACTGATGAGATAAATGAAGACTCACAACTGGAAGATTTTCTTTTATTAATTCCAACCGAAAAAAGAAGACCAATCCCACCACAGGTTGAGACATATATACCAACACAGGTTACTGATTATGCACAGGATGTAGCAACTAATCCGGACGAAGAGGTTAGTGTGATTGATGGTGTGGAGGATATACAACAAGAAATGGAAAATATGCTTACATCTGAACAGGCATTACAAGCACAAATAGACGAACTAAGCAACAGATTGGATGACGAGATTGGTAATTCTGTTAAATTAAAAGAAGATGCAGCCGAAACATTTACGGCCGCAAAAGATATAATAGTATCACAAAGAATTGCAGCCGGAGAAGGAAGTGCACCAAGTGAATTTTCGGATGTTTTTCCATTTCTACCAAAATCAGCAGAAGAAAGACAAAACGAAGGAGTCGATCCATTTCCATTTATGGGTGGATATGAATAGGAGTAAATACAATGGTGGATTTTATGAAATATATCCAACAGACTCCGTCTGATAATAAAAAACTCACACGTGGTTTTAGTGTTAATGAGTCAACCTTATCCATTGGGTTTGAGAATGAACCAACACAATATAACTTTGGTTTGTCTCCAAAAGATTCAATTGAATTCAGTGTATTTTCATCGGAGGGTATACGTTTGGCTTGGAAAGTTGTTGATGATGAACCAAACTTTGAAGTATTAAACCTTGATTATACAAACTTAGATGGAGATAGAATAAGTGGTCAAGCAAGACTATTTACAAGCAACTATCCATCTATTGATGGAAGTGTAGTAGTATCGCCGAGCATTGACGCCAGGTCGGTTGGAATTGACTCTGGTTACTACTATATGCGTTATTCTTTTTTAAATGATATAGTTGGTTCAAGTGCCAATAAAAGTAAATTGTTAATAAAGGAAATATCAAATTCACGAACAGAAATAAAAGTAATTCCAGAGTGCCTAAAAACATCTCTTCGTGCAGAGGATATATCGTTATCTTTTGATTATATAAATTTCACCACAAAAAAACTACCGGTTTCTCATTTATATAACTTCACGGATAAACTTCTCAGAGAAGATAAAAATCTATTATCTCAGGAATTTGATACGGAAATGTCAGAAATTATATCTGATTACGAAGACTCCATTGAGTTAACTCTTGAAATGCTTGGTACAACTACACGAAAGCAAGTCTTCATAGAAATAGACTCTGTCAGAAAAAGAGTTTTTGAGTTGTATAAGAATACATTAATTTCAGAATATAATGAGGTATACACACGAACAGATTTTTATGTTCAGTATATAAATTGCATTAACTATGAAATATCCAAACAAAAACGATTAGCAGATTCAAGTGTTGATCCACGTATAATTGATTTATATAAGTCTGTGTTAGTCACACTATATGATTCAGATTATTTAAATAGATTGTTCGTAGATAGATTTGAACTTTACTTCAACAATTATGCTAATTTTGGCCAAGGTGAGTTATTCCCAATACTTGGAACACAACTTGCAAATGAAAATATAGGTGATGAAGACAAACACACACCACTCATTATAAAACTATCAGATGCACTTCCTGCGAATATAACGGTTGGGTCTCGATTGTATATTTCAAACAAACTATATTCAGACGATGTAGTACAGAAAGTAACTTACTTTAAAGAAATTAAGTCAAGTCTTACAAAGTTAAGAGGACCAAATAGAAGTCAGATTATCAAGAATAACGGTACTAAAGAATATACAAAGGAAGAACTTGATACCGAGTCGGGGGTAGATGAAATAGATGAATCAACGACAAAGATTTCTACATATTTCAACAAAAATATAAATACAGGAATTACAAGTTTTGAAGAATTTTCGGACTTTGTAAAGTTCTCTTCGGCAAAAAGACAACTTGATTTGTTTATACAAAGATTTTCTAAGATTTCAAAATTAATAAATGTTATATCTTCATATGAATATTCAATCGAGACACTTGCTAAGAAAGTAGAAGATAACTTATTACCAGAAAAAGAAGCAAGCAGTTCTATTTCAATATTACAAAAACTAGAACTTAAAGAAAAACTAAAAGAACTTGACACAGAATTGTTGTCTCTGTCTGAGTATGAGAGATATTTACTTTATACAGATTCACCAAGAGCATATCCACGAACCGATAATGTCTATGTTAGTGGCATAACTGGAAAAAACCGACTTGCAAATGGTCGGTATGAAAAATATTCATTTTTTAATGATAAGAACTCTTTTAAGCATTGGTTAGGTGACTGGTATCTTTGGTGGGACGCAACTTCGTTTGAGTGGGTATTATCGGTTGATCCTTATTCACGAAAAGAAACTTTCTTTTCTTTTAAAAGTGAGTCATACTTTTTTGAAACAGATGTAAGGTGGGGAAATCATCTAGGTTTTGGTGGAGACGAATATGTAAAAATATCCAAAGAAACATTAGAATACGGACCCGAAAAGGGAAAACTCGCACCTGAGTATATCCCAGATGACATATCAAAATGGTCAACTGCAAGTAGAGGATATGCTTGGTATATAGACATGGCAACTGAGGCTGCTTACTACGACAAAAGCAATGACGATTTCTTGGGTTTAAATATACCTGAATTTTTAATAAGAGATGACCAAAACGAAGATTTCCTAAAATTATTAAGTGCAGTTGGTACGATTTTTGATGTAATTGACAACTACATCAAGAACATGGGAAATTCAAGAGAAATACGGAACAATCCTGAAAAAGGAATACCAGATGAACTTGTTTATTATTTTTTAAATTCCTTCGGAATAAATTTCACAGGAAAAAATACAAGAGGTGATGTAGTATCAAAACTTAAAATAAAAGACAAAGAAAGCACAGAGTATAAACGTAATCAGATATGGAGACGTATTTTAAATAATTTACCTTTAATATTAAAAACAAAAGGAACCCGTGAGTCGATTGAGGCACTTATGCGTTGCTATGATATACCAGAGCAATTATTTGTAACACGTGAATACGGTGGTGCGTCACTAGAAGACTCTTCATCAAATTTTTCCGAGTTTTCTTTTGACACATACGATTATAGTTTATCTATTGAAAATGAAGATGAATATCTTGAAGTGCCTTGGAATCACAATGATTTAAAACCAAAATCAATTGAGTTTAAATTATTTATAAGTTCGGAGTCGCAGATCAACAAAACATCAGCCGATGACGAGACAACAGAAACCTACGCACGTGAATTTCAAACTATAATTTCAAACGAAAATTGGAAGTTTGGAATTATGAGATTTTCTGACTACGATGAAGGTTGGTGGAGATTTTATATATCGTATCAAGTAGACGGTGAGTCGCAGGAAACACATAAACTAATACCAGATTTAGATAAAAATCCACTTGATATAAAACACTCGGATGGATACGATGTACTAATTCAGGTATCAAGAGCTTTCCGTCAGTTGAAAAGAAAAACTTTGCGGATCATAATTAAAAGACACAGTGATGGTGAAATTGTATTAACAGAAACTGCTGATATTATTATTGATGAAAAAATCTTTTTGAATTTCTCAAAGGCAAAGGATATTTACATTGGAAATTATTTAGGTAGTAGTTTCAAGGGGCAGTTTGATCGTCTGCGTATATATAACGAAGAAATTACAGAAGACGATTTTGAGCAACATATTAAATACGGACAATCTTACAGTTTGAGAACAACGGATAAATCTGTTGAAGATACCTTGTTACTTAAAACTAATTTTGACCAACCACATGATATTTCTCTTGAAACAAATTATAAGTTTGGTTATGGAATTATACCAAACTCTTCGTTAAAAGAATCACACCCAAAATATATAAAATGCTACAATTTTAAAAAGACACAATATCCGTTTGAATTTGTCGGTGCATATAAAAAAGAATTTGCAGGATTGCCAAACTTCGGAGCCCAAGTTTTTAATAATAAAAAGATAAGAAGAGAAGAACTAAGTTTAAATTCAAATTTAAATCCATTTAATAGAGTAACAAATAAATCCTTGGATCGGGTTGGGGTTGATACAAATAAACTTGGAGTGTTTTTTGGAAAAAGTGTAACACTTAACGAAGAAATAATAAAGTTTTTTGGTAAAATAAAACTGGGAGATTACATAGGGAACCCAGAGGACTATAACAAACGGACATATAATGAATTAAAAAAACTAAGAAATCTATTTTTCAAACATGGGTTTGGTAAAGTTGACTGGAACAATTATATAAACAGTATCAAAGGATATTTTGACGAGTCCTTTTTTGATAACATAGAAAAGATAGTACCTGCGAGAAGTATACTAGTAAGTGGTCTTTTGGTAGAACCACTGTTGCTTGAAAGACCAAAGGTCAAGGGAACGGACTTAAACACAAATCTTGAATCAAATGTTGATAGATTTAATATTATAGAATCAACTGAAAAAATAAAACCACTAAAGAATATAAGACTTTCTGCTAAACACACAAACAAGAATATAGTAGAATTTGCAAACGCAAAAGTTTACGGACAACGAAAAACAGATGAGAACGCAATATGCTTAAATTCAGATTTTGTGTATAAGAAAATAAAAGGAAAAACACACAAAACCGAGTTGTTTGAGAATATTGATTATGGCAATTTACAAAGTGTTGCGTCCAATTTTGGTCATGTGAGTATAGATGGTAGGGATTATCGTGTTGAAAAAGATGAATTTACACTGAGTCATCACACAAGTTTTACAAACGGTCTCGTAGACTATACAATTGCAAATAAAGTAAAAATAACAATAAAAATTACTAATGATAACTCTAATCACTTTTCTTCTGCGGAGGGCGAGTTCTTCTCTGGTAAAAACCTAAATGGACAACGTCTTTTTGCAAACAATGCAGAGACCTGGTTCATTTACTTTGAACCTTATATTAATCTATGGGTTCTTGTAAACAAAGACCCACGTACAAGTGCAAATACAAATGAAATAATTTCAGACGGTTCTGTTAAGAGAATTTACTGCACAACACAAGGTACGGAATTTCCTACAAATTTCTACATAAACTCCTATACTGATGTAGTAAGAACACTGTCAGGTTCATTTGAGTCGTGGGGTGATATGTTTACAATTTCCGGAGCAACCGGAAAATTACCACTTAACACAAATAGGATTTATCGTGCTACATCGTTGGTAAATATATTAAACGATAAATTTATTAATTTATCGGGGGGAATACTCGGTGTTGTTGATTGTGAAATAAACGGAGTTTTTGACGGAAAGTATAATGAAATTTTAGATGACGGAACACTTGTAATACACAAAAAAGGAAGTTATATATTTAGAGGACTGAGGCAAAAGATTAAATTTGACGGAACTTTCTCAGGAACTTTAAAAAGAGGATTTGTTGGATCAACTGAAACTCAGTCAGACTTTGTAATTCGAAGTGGTTATGTAAATGGAAAGAGATACGGTGGATGTTATTTTTCTGATAAAAAATTATATGGAAATATAAACGATGTCATTGAAAATGATTTAAGGTATACTGATTTAGATTTAAGTATTTTTGATTCAAATAAGATAAACACCACATCTCAAACATTTAAGAATATTAAATTAGTACCCGTTCCTAATAAAATAGAATACAATGTTGACGAGAGTAAATTTGGTGTAAGTAAAAAAGTAAACATAGAAAGAAACTCCACCAACCAAGTATATAATATTGGATCGTTTCGATATAGAAAAACACTTGGTACATATTCTAACTGCTTTTACCACAGAACCAAGGATGTTTTTGTTCCTGCTTTATTTCACGAATTCGATATAAAATTAAATACTAAGATAAAAACGAATCAAATAAGAGAGGTAAAAGTAATTGGTTATACTGATTTGATGGCAGACATTAGAACGCAGGAAAATATATCCTACAAAAGAAAATTTAAAACTGAGGTTATTAAAAATGAAACATATACAATTAGTATGTGTTTTGACTTTATATATAAAATGGAAACTAACGATTACAAAGTTAGTCCTATTATCTATTCCCGTGGTAGAAATCTTGAAAATAATAATTACTATCGAATAACATTTGATGAATATGGTGATACTATAAGAGTAAAAGAAAATTTCTTTGATGAGAGTTGGGATTCTCTTGACAAAATATATGAAATTGATGATTTTCGATTTTTATTATCAAAAGAAGATATTATGGCTGAGTTTGAAAATACAAATTCTTCACTTTTTTATGTTGAGATTGATGATAAAAACTCAATTGCATTCTTAGCAAACCACGACTCGGAAGAAACAACGTCAATTGATTTTCACTCACTTGACTTTGTAAAAAATGCGACTGAAAAAAATATAAAAGGGGAGATTGAAATATTAAATACACGTGATTTATATAACCAAACTGGTAAAATATACGGTGAACAGGAACAGGGGGTGAGTTATGATACACTTGAAATAAAACACAATAGGCATCATCTCATAAGTAATAACATAAAGGTTGGTGATACAATTAGACTTGATGTTTATGGAAAAAACAAAACCAAGTATGCGATTCAGACTAACCGAGAACTTACACCTGACGAAGTGGATGACTCCGAAGCAATAATTTATACAGTAGATACCTTAGATTGTCATATCACATATGACATCAATGAAAACTTTTTAAGGTATACGGCCGAAACACTTCCATTAAAATATCATTCTTATTTTACACAAGAAAGTCCGTCTAATTACTTTTTAATAATGCCAAAGTCTGAGTATAATGGATTTGAACTAAGTGGGTATAATGGAAAGTGGAAATCTGCCAATGGGATGTATAAACAGAGTTTTATGCTAAATGATAAATACACATACACAAACGTACATTCAGAGTGGATTGTATTTTGGAGCAAAGTCACTCCTAATTGTGAAAAAGATGGTGTAAATGGTGCATGGGTTTTAGCAAAAGAGGAAGAGTCGGGATTCACAGACAGAATTCAAAGTGATTTGGAAACTGACAAAATAAAACTATGGATGTATGGATTTGTTCGTGGAGAATTTGCATCTGAAATTGAATACATAACAAGTCCGACAATTAATGTAGATACATTCAGTTCAGACTTTGGTGGAGATGCTGAAGAATTTTTACTTAAACAAGAAGCATCTGTACTATATACAAAGGACCTGTGTTCGGACGAAGATTATGTAAAAAACAAAATAAAAGATAGCAATCAGAATGTGGATACCTCATTTGTTATTATTCCTAATAAAGAAGCATTTAGATTTGCAGAAAAATACGGAAAGAATACATTAAGTGTAAAGGATCAAATACTTGCCTGGAGTTTAAATATTAAGAGTGTAGAAAGCAAGTTACCCGCACGTGGTTTATACGACAAAGTAAAGCCAATGAAAGAAGTTGATGTACAGGTTGATGTGGAATATAATCAGAACTTTGATAGAGTAGTTCCGTACGTAAGGTTGATAGGAGCAGATGTTAGTTCAACTCAATATAGAATGGTAGAAGGTGACTACTATCTTACCACACAAGAAATAAATAATTATCCTGTTTATAGAAATCCACATGGATTTTTGATGAAACGAGATAGATATGTTGATGAGGAAACCGGTGATGCAAATTATTTGTGGGTGATCGCACAAGACGCACAACCACTAACCACTAAAAATGAAGATCTAACCAACAAGAACCGACTTGTTTTTATTTCATATAACGGAACTTGTGCGAGTGATGATTTTAATTTTAGAGTTGGTTATGATATGAATCCAAATGTAGATACCACCCGTGACAGAAATGATATGCTGGCAGATGCTTTTAGGGATGCCGTATTACTTGATGATCAAGAAGTAAATGTTAGGTGGGGATATGACAGAAACGAACAAGCCTGCTCTACCTGTGAGGATATAGCAACACCAGATTTTAAAATTACAGTAAGTCCAGATAATTTATATACATCATATGCAGGAAAAAAGAAGTTTATTACAATTTACCAAGGGGAGGTTGATGCAGAAGTTGGTATCAATGAATTAAATCCAAATATATCTGCAAAGCAATTCGGTGGATTATATAGTCACGTCACTGGAAGTTATTGTGATTCTGAAATTTGCTATCATCAAGAAAGTGGTGGATCGGTTATGAAGAAATCACCTGCGGGTTGGATCATAGAACCAACGGTAGTTGGAAGTGGTAACAAGTTTACGACATACATATCAAGCAATCATATAGATGTAAAATCAAAGGGGTTGATATTTCAACATCCAAAATACGGAATGTATAAGTCAGAAAGTGGGGAGTTGGCATTTATTTATTACGAAAAAAATGAATATTCAGACATCAAAATATGCATTGATTCTGATAATGAAAATTTAAGATCAAAATTTTCTAAAACAACTTATGTGCAAAATAATAGAGTTGTGTATCAAAATGAAAATGGTTGGTTGGTATTCTATAATATAGAAGAAGTTTCGGGTGATGAATATTGGTGCATAAATGATACTTTATCTGATAGAAATGTAAAATACAAAGCAGATATTAGATGGAAAAATGAACTTAATTTTAAAGAAGGGGACCGTCATTATGATGAGGAGTTTGGTGTCTATTACCAAAAGACTACAAATATAGACTATAATGAAAAAAATGCAATTGTAGTAAATATGAAGATTAATCTCGATGAAGAAAATCCAACTAACATATTGAACTTGGATAGATTTGATGTTAATACATTTAGTTATCGTTTAACATACGACTCCACATTTAGACAAGAATCAACCGCATTGGAAATTCTACCAGTGTTATCAAGGGTTGAAAATAAGTATATATCGGAACTACCTGTGTCAATAAATTATGATCCTGAAACATTTTATCTGGAGTATCCTAATTTGGTTGATATTCATGTTTTATCTGATGGGTCGTTTGAATATAATGAAACAGGTAATACTAATTTAACACTTTCATTAAATTCTTTTGGAACGACTAAAAACTTTGATATGAAGATTGATATTGAAAATACATTTGGTCATGTCAAAGTTGATTCGACCGATATGTTCTCTGCGGACTTTAAACGGAACAATACTGATCAAGAAAGAGAGGACGGATATATTGACATAAATAAACTATATGAAAAGTATTATATTGACGAAGTAAACTATACACTTGAAGTTGGTGTAAAAACGAGAAGAGAACCAATCGTGGTAGAAAAGAATATAAGAAAAATAAATCAACAAAGCAAATTTGAAGAATTATTTTTGGATGATTCCGATGAAGATGAACGTGAAATTAAGATTACATTTGATGAAGACCTTAGTTATAAGGTAAATAAAAATTATGCTTTAACTGACATTACAAAATTAAAAGTAAACAATGATATTGTATCAAGAAATATTTCAAAAGATCATCTATCATATAAAAGAAGATTTAAAAGAACCACGACACAAAACAATGTTTCAACAACTATTTCACAAGAAGGAATACAAGATTTTACATCACCAATAACAAGAACCCGTAGAGTATTTCCAAGAACTGACTTTAATAGTGGTTCGTTTGATTCATTTTGGTTTATTGATGATATACCTGTTGCTAATCAGACCGATGAGCAAAAACCTGTAATCATTAGAAAGGGTGTGTATGAACTACCAACTGATGTTCTTGATAAACTTGAATTTTATTATTCATTTAATGATTCGGATGTAGAATTTGTTGAGGCATTTCCAACTCACACTCCGTCACCAACTAAAACAGAAACCAAAACACCAACTGATGACTAAATTATATAAAGTAAAAGATATTACCGACAAGGTAAAGGACACAGAGTTGTATGGTCATGTAGCAAATAAACTACAAAATGATTTGACTACACGATTTGCTGTGTTGCGTAATTTTAGTGATGAAAAAAATGATACAATTCCCACGGAACGAATGGAAATAAAAAATATTTCATCAGGAGTTGAATCAGAATTGTTTTACACAAACGAACTTACATTATCGTGTTGGATCTATTTAACCGGGGAATCTGAGGCAAGTTGTGGTGTAATGACCAATGGAGATAATACAAACAGATGTGGGTTGTTGATAAACGCAAATGAGGAAACGGGTGACGATTCCGAATCAGGACCGATTGGATACACTTGGGAAAATAAATTAGAACAAAACTCAGACGGAGATGATGTGTGGTCAATACAAGACTTTACATTTGGTATCGGTTTACCAAAACAAAAATGGACTCATTTGGTAATAATGATATATCCTTCGGGAAAAGCAAGATTGTTTATTGATAATATTTATCGTGCTTCA